CTACCGCTAACAATGTCGTCAGCAGTGATTTGCATTGACAGGTAACTATTAACCGACTCACGCGAAAACTCACCATTCGTGTCAACAGGAACAACAGGCCAGATGCCATACCTTCCATCGACCTGGCGCGGCGTCATCAAGAAATAGGGCGCTGTACGCGTTAGCCATTCGCTGAAGCTGGTCGTAATCTGCAGCGTGCCGTTATAAAACAATTTGTAGTGATTGTGGATGACGCACGCCTGGGTTAACGCTTCAACGTCGATTTGATCCTCTTTGATCATCTGCGCTTTGCCAAGCAAGTAATAGATCAAATCTGGGTACAAGTGACTTGCGCCTTCTTCTTCTGCGTCAGGGAAATATGAAGGCATTAAGCGCTTCACAATGACGCCCTGCTCAACAAACATGTGCGCCTGCACCCAATAGTCGGGGCCGCTGCCGTCAACAGGCTTCAGGGCGCGAATACTGCCGCGAATACCGGCCAAGGTCAGGTCAAAGAAAGTGCCGCTTGTTTGCTCGCCACCGCCTGGAATCTCGGGATATTCGATCTTTGTGTAGATCGTTTCAGTGATCTGAATCTCAGCTTCGATCTTGCCTCGGCCAGGGCTTAAACCTGCTTCCGTATAAGTCTGGCGCTCATCGGCTAATGCCACAACCTGAGAGTCCTGACTGGGGTTATTGCTAATTGGTTTGTAATCGATCTGTGAATCCCAGCCCTCTTCTATCTTTTCAATGTTGACCCGATAAGTGCCAGGCTCTAATTGGATCTCAGGAATAGCAAAGCTTGAGCGCCCATCAATCCGCAGCACAAATGCGTTGGTATAAACCGGCAGATCGTTCTGACCTGCGTTCTGCTCATAAATATTGATTGCATACGTCGCATAGGTGTAAAACTCAACGGTCACGCTTGGGCCCTTATCGCCCCACCAGCTACCAGCTGTGAAATAGAAAGTTTGATAGCAAGTAACGTCATAAGTTGGCCTGGCATTTGGCACCCAACTGTTTTGGTAATTGGCATAATTGCAACTTATTCCACTAGAGCCAGTCTGCGAGTAGCCGTAAGGCGTGCCGCCTGAACTAACACCGCAGGTGTGACCCTGGGGCGCTCTGCCGCAATACTGACTGCGACCTCTGCTGATCTGCTGCGGCTGGCTTGGATCCTGCACAAACGTGCCGGACTTCTCAGACCACAAATCACCGTTAATAACAATCTGCAGCTTTTCGCAGTTGTCATTAGTCGTAAAGTTATAACCATTCATTTTGAACTCTTCGCGTGGGCGAATGTTCGGAATGTGCAGCTCATCGCTACCGCCTGGCTGATAAACCGAGTCAATACCTGGCGGGATCGCTTCGTAGGCGTATGCAAAATATGGATAAACAGTCTGCAGAATTGGGTTTCCGTCAGCGTCTACTTCAATCGTGCCGTCATCATTGATGATGTAATCTTCAGAAATCTTGGTTTCTAGCTTGTCGTATCCGTAATAAACATTCTCAATTGTCAAGCCAGATACTTCGCCAGAGCTAACTAGATAAAGCAGGTTTGCTTCCAGCGCTTTTGGGTACAAGCCAATCAGCTTCGGGCTAACCCACAAGCCACCATTCAAGCCAAGCTCTTGACCTAGCCCGTCAGTGCCCCATTCATGCCGATTGCAAAAGATCAGCGGAACAGTCTGCCCAACAACTGCAATATCTTGCTGACGCTCAAGATTACTTTGGCCTGCATCCGTGTCAGCAGCTTCATCAATGCGGCGCATCGCACTGACGGCATGAGTCGGATCCTGCGGAAACGCAAACTTCATAGCGTTGGCAGTCTCCCTACAACACTGGTGGTGACGCGGCGGCCAGGAATCTCACCACTAACGGCGTCGATCGCTGCACCAACTTCAACCTGAATTGATAATAGATCCGTTTGCAGGGCAATGATCTCACCCACAAAACGCGCAATCAACGTGCCACCTGAAATGTCTGTAGGAATCTCACCGTCAACAGTCATCTCATATAACTCAATGGCTAGCAGCCGTTCAGCTTCCATAGAAGCAACAAAGAAATCAAGATTTTGCTGCAACGGGCTGCAGGTCAATGAAATGCCGCCCTCGTCAGCTGTGCGATTCATGATCACATCAGAAATTTCAAATGGCTCAAACAAATGACCGTTGACCGTCTTGCCGACAAAAAAGTTTTGCCATAACTTCCGCGTGCCGTCATCAGGCGGAATCGGGCTGTGGTCATACACCCGCAAGAATGCTGCTATTGCTGTTGTCATCGCAAGCCAGCGGTAAGACGTGCCCTAGAAGAGCGCTGCAGGGTCGTAAGCGTTTGATTGACAGCCTGGCTAACAATGCCAGTGACATCACCTTTGTTGATATAGCTAGAGCCGCCCATATCAACCGTGCTGCCGCTGTAGTTAACACTGACGCTGGCAGAAGATGGAATCATTGACTCACCACGCATGCCAGCTGAATACCTTTGCATTGCGCCGTCGAGCTTGCTAGCTGGAATAACGTACTCAGGCTCTCCACCTTCACCAATAACGGCTTGAGTTGGCCCTGACACGTAACCACCTTCGGCAAAAGTTCCATAGCCAAGATGCCCGCCATACATCAACTCAAAATCCCTGTATCGCTGCGAACCTTTCGGGCCGATCATGCCGCCGCTTTGCCATACAGAAGTCAAATTATGTGCATAACGGCCATCAGCGCTTAGAGATGAACGGTCAAAAGCTTGGACTTGCCTGCTTTGGGCATTAAGTCGATCAACTTTCATCTGCAATTGAGCTGCTTGCTGCGCCTCAAACCGCTCTTGCACATCCATCTTTACGATCTGCCCATCCTTGATGCTGTACGGGTTATGCGTTGCATATTTTTTGCTACTTGAACTGCCAGCAAACTTGCGATCCATGCCAAGCAGATCAATGCCAAAGTGTTCGTCTCTTTTGCTGTTGTAACCGCTAGTCAGGCCACCGCCGGTGTAACCAGTCCCACCCATTGCTGCGCCGCCACTAAGGCCACCACCGCCACCAATGCCCGCAGAGGCCGAAGCAGCGCGTTGAGCTTCGTTGGCCAAACGGCTCATCTGATTAGCACCCTCTGCAATCTGCGCGTTGGTTTGTGCTTGCTGTGAAGTTTGCATTTGCATTTCCATCGTCACGCGGGCAGCTTCAATCTGCTTTTGCAGCGTCGCATCAGCACCACGCCCAACAGCTTCAGCAACTTGATACTGAGTTTCAACCTGAGCTTGCGTCATCTGCACCATTCGCTCAGCTGCTGCCAGAGCCCTGCCTTGCGCTTCATTAAAAATTTCCTTGCTTTGCTGTAGCGCAATCTCTGCCTGAATTTGCTCGCGCAGCATGGCAGCAGTTTTGGCTGCGGCCTCAGCTTTTTGCACTTCCGCTGCTGCTGTTGCAATAGTCGATTCATACTGAAGCTTTGCTTGCTCAACAGTTAATTCATATATCTTCTTTGCAGCTGCAGCACGCGCGTCTTGTGTAGTAGCCGCATCAAGTTCGTATTGTGCTGATTGAAGCTTTGCTTCATTAATAGCTTGCTCTGCGTCCAATACCGCTTGCTGAATCTGTACTTTTTGCTGTATTGCAGTTAATTCACTTTGCAATGACTCGTTATTAGCTCGCTGAAGTGCGTTCAAATCCTGAGTGCTTTTCTTGAGTAAATCCGCTTCAGCCTTGGCTCGCCGAATTGGCTCAGGTAAGTTGCTGTATTTATTCAGAAGTTGATCTAACGGCAGCTGCGTATCTGTCGTTGCCTGCTTGAGCGCCACCGTATCTTCAGTAGCGCCATTGACGAGATCGCCAAATGCTCGCGCAGGCGCCATTAGAAATTCAAAAACTTTGCTTAGGCCAAGCTCATTAAGCTTTTCGGTTAACAAACCAACAGCCGTGATAACAGGCGTAACTGCTTCCAGCAGTGAAGTGATGGCAGGTATTAGGGTCGTACCAAGTGCAACGCTGGCATTATCAACAGCAACATTGAAATCATTCATCGACTGCTGCGTAGGCGTCAGTTTGCCATTTAAGTCTTCAGCGCCTTTTGAGGCTGACTCAAGAGCTTTATAAATTACATCGCTAGTAATTTTTCCTTCAGAGCCAAACTGTTTAACTTGCCCTGCAGCAATCCCCATCTCGTTGGCAATTAGCTGCGTCAACTGAGGCATCTGCTCCAAAATGGAACGCAATTCATCACCTTGCAAAACGCCAGAACCCATCGCCTGACCTAACTGCAGGAACGCAGCGCTTGCGGCTTCCGAACTAACGCCAGACTGACGAGCGACCGTGTTAAACCCTTGATAAATCGTGGTAACTTCCTTCAGGCCATAGCCGACGCCAGACAAACGAGAATAAATGTCGCCTAACGCCTTGGTAGCTTCGGTTTGCGTTATGCCAAATTTTTGGCTGACTGAAGTCGCTGCCCTAAGTGCAGCTTCATACTCTCCCGCACTGCCAGTTAAATTCTTGAGCCGCTTTTCTGCGTTTTCACGTTCAAACGTGGCGCTCATTACACGTCCAAAGGTCTGAACGGCGCCAACAATGACCGTGATTTTGGCTGCAGCTGCGTTGATTGCCGCGCCTAATCCTTGAACGCTTGCCGTTGCTCCTTTAGATGCGGTGCCAGCAGCTCTGGCTGAATTATTGAATGTCCGTATGCCGTTCGCAGCTTTGACAGATGCGCGATCAACTTTATTTTGCTCTGCAGTTAAATTTTCAAGAGATTTTTCAAGCTTGCTGACCGAACTTGCGCCAACAACCTTAGTGACAATATCGACCTGGTAACTTTGCGCCATGTATTGCCCTTGCGCAGGCATCTGTCCTATATTTTAGGAACCCAGCGGGTTGCAGCCCCTGGGCACGACCAACTCAAGTGACTGAGCTGATGCCAAAATTCTCGCCCGAAAGGCGCCTAAAAGCAATCTCGGAATACGCTAAACGCGTTTCATACGATCCCGAAACAGGCCACATAACACTGCTGAAATCGCGCCATCAGCCGTACGCGGTGGGCAGACGCATGGGCAGGCCAATTGTGACCAAGCCTGGCACTGAGCCGTACAGATATGTGACTATTGCATGCCAAAGCGATAGCTTTATTATGCTTGAGCACCGATTTATATGGTTTTTAATGACTGGCAAAATGCCAGAATTAAGCATTGATCATATAAACAGGAACAGAGAAGACAACAGGTGGGTCAATTTGAGGTTGGCTACAAGCTCTCAACAGCGAGCCAATCAAAGCCCACGGTCCAGGAAGCGCACTAACAGCGGCGCTAAGTACAGAGGCGTCAGTCAATGTGGGCAAAAATTTAGAACACACATTCATTTCAATGGCAAAAGTCAATCACTTGGATCCTATGAGACCGAAGAAGAAGCCGCTTACGTTTACGACCTTGCAGCCATAGACCATTTTGGGCTTAAATTTTACACGCCACAAACTTTTGCGGTCTAATTATCGGCGCCGCTTCGATGCCTTGCGTTGCGCTTCCTTCTGCAGGTCAGCGGTCCACTCGTAATATGCAGACCACAACGCCAGCTCTTCGTAAGTCATCCGTTCCTGCAGCTCGTACACGGTCATGTGCAGCTCTTTAGCCAGGAAGAACAGAAAACTCAGCTCTCCGTCTTTTTGGAAGAGCGCCTTGAGGATTTTGGGGTGACTTCTTCATCCTCTTCTTCGTCTTCGTCTTCAGTAGCGCCAAGGATCACCAACATCAGCGCATCGACCAAATTGGCAGGCAGGCTGTTGCGCAGTTCTGCAAGGTCACCAGCCATAAACAAAGGCGCTTGGTTCTCGTCACGCGCCACGTTGATAAGCAGCTGCAACGCAAAATCAGTGGCGTCATCAGATTTGGCTTGCTTCTGCGCGCGCTTACGTTGCGCCAAAGTCAACGGGGTCATGTAAAACTCAAAATCTGACCCATCAGGCAATTCAACAGACTTCTTCTCGGGCTGCATGTGTACAGCAGCTTTGAGCCGATCAATAGCCCGCATGTAGTAAATTCCGCTTGCGTAAAGAGTATACCCAAGAAAAAACCCCCGCATACGCAGGGGCAACGCATCTCCCGAACAGACCTTAGGCGGTCATGCCAAAAGCGCCATACATCTTGGTGACGGCAAAGCTGAGCTCTGCAGTATTGGGATCATCCGGGTTGACCTCGAATGACATACCAGAGATGTTGATCTCAGCGTCGAAGTACAAGCTTGCGCTGTCATCGATCACGCCATTGCTGTCGGTCTTGGCGCAGACAAACAGTTTGACGCGTGCACCGGACTGGCTCTTAAGCAGAGAAGAGCTCAGCAAGCGATTAGAGATGGTCTCCTGATCGCAGGTGAAGTACACCTCAATGGTGCCAGTGGCTTCCGCATAACCCGATTGGGTAGAACGGAAAGAAGCCAACTTGTCACAGCCGGCTGCCACTTCACAGGGCAAGGTGGTGATGTCCAGCTCGTCACGCGACACCTCAACAGAGAAGCTGCGTACGTTGCAGACGGTGTACCAGTCAGCCAGCTCAATGTTGATGTGAGCCGGAAGTTCGGTGTCAGCAGTGCCAGTGCCGCCGTCTCCGTTCATGCTGATTGCGGTGCCGTTCTGAGAAGAAGAGACAGCAATCCAGTCATCAGTACGAGCAACCACGTAATACGCAGCAGCAGAACCGGTGGCAGTTGCAACAGACTCAACCTCGATGATGCAGCCTGAGCCGCTAGTGATCGTGGCATCCAATGCAACGCTGAGCTGATCAGTGCTCAGATAACCAGAACCACCGTCAGTCAGGGTGACAGCAGTGACGCCGCCAGAGCCATCAGTGGTGATCGTGCCTGCTGCGCCAGAACCATTGCCACCAGTGAAGGTGCAGGCTTGGTCGCTCAAGCTAGCTGGATAAGCAGAACCAGCGACAAAGCTGCCGAGGCTCAAGATTTCACCAGTTGCCGCACGAGCACGAGTTGAACTTGCAAGCGCAGAATCAAGTTTGCCGCCTTGCTCTTCACGGAAGATGACGATGTCATTCACCCGGAAATCGTGGGTGCAAGGAACGGTGATGTGAGAATCAGTCCCGTCAGTGCCAAATGCACTGAAATCACGCACGCAGACTGAAGTACCAGGCGGCTTGAATTGAATCATGCCATCTTGGCCAGTCAGCACAGTGGAGTCGCATAGACCCGCCATGAGTTTTTCTCCTTGGATTAAAGACTTTTGGGGCGTCTTTTGGGGCGTCCAAGGTGGGGGCAACCTTGTTTAGTAGGCACGGCCTACAAGCCGATTTTATCCAATACGCCCGCGGAAGGCTGCTGT